TCATGGTTAGAAAATAATCAAATGGCTTCAAAAGAAGAATATGATTCACGTTTAAAAGAATTCCAAGAAGCAATGAAACCTCTTCAAGAGAAAATGATGGCAGGAATGGGGGGTATGCCTAGTGATATGCCCAAATCACATCCAAGCGATGAAACAACACATGGAACTCCAAAAGTAGTAGATATTGATGATGTAGATTAAATAAATAAAAAATTGATAATTATTATTTAAAATATATTATAAATAATAATTTAATAATAATATATTATGTATGAGTGCAAAGATTGTACTTGTACAGCGAAGTATGTTAATAATTTATTTAATTTAAATATGAAAAATAGTAAAAATATTTTATGTAAAAAAAATAATACAAATGCCAAGTTTATTATGCCTATTGAATTTATGTTTTATTTAACTTCACTTACAATGAGTGCTTATTATAATTATAATAATAATAAAAATAAAAATAAAAAAATCAGTTATATATAATGAATTATTTATTAGGATTAACATTAGTTGGAGTAATAAGTGGATTATTTGGTGGATTAGTAGGGGGAGGTGCAGAAATAGTAATAGTACCATTATTAACACTATTTGGCTTATTAAGTAATTTAAAAAGTAGAATTGGAACTTCATTATTTATGTTATTGCCTCCAATTGGAATATTTGCAGCATTTAAATTTTATAATAAAGGTTATGTTGATTTATTTGCAGCTTTGTATATGGGTTTAATATTTACAATTTTTTCTTTATTGTCATCTAAATTTACATTAAATATAGATACTAACATTTTAAGAAAAATATTTGGTTTATTTACAATTTTTGCAGGATTTTATATATTTTTTAGTAAACATGATTAAATTTTTATTATTTTTGATTTTTTAATATTTAGATTTTTTAAATATTTTTAACATTCATTAAAATTAAAATATTTAAATGTATATGCAAAACTTAAAGTTCCAATAATTCCTATAATTATAGATATATATGGTTTAACTATAAAAACATCTTTTTCATAAATTTTATCATATTTATATAGTAAAAAATTATTAGCATAATATTTTTCTATATTTTTTGTAGGGCTATTTAGTGGTCTCATAATTATAATATTATATTATATTTTATATATTTTTTAAAATATAATATTTATTAATTAAAATTAACATTTTTTATAATCTTAAATGAAAAGTGCATATCTTGTTTGTGGTAATGATGATATATCATTTATATCAAGACCGTAAACTTGTATATCTTGTTCTCCAATTAATGAACTTGTTACTATTGTATTTGGAATAGTTACCCAGCTAACAACATCACTATTGTTTGTAGATTGTCTTATTGTTGATATATCACTAAATTTATTACCGGCTTCAAGTGACGATTGTAATACAAGACGATTATTTATATTTAAACCTGATCCAGATAAATCAAATGTAGGTCCAACAGTGTCTACAATTTTAATTCTACGAATAACACTTGCACTATTAAGATCAGGATCAGTAACTGTAATATTTTCAATAAAGTCACCAACATAACTGAATGAAGTATCATTTACGCTTAAATCGGTTGTAATATTTAAAGAACTATTTTCCCAATTAGAATCATTTATTATAAGATAATTGGGTCCATAATATCCTGTTTGACTTGCTACTCCAGCAACAAAAGAAGTATCACTTGTAACTGTTCCAGCTTCAATTGTTATACCTGAAACATCTCCCATAATTGGAACACCCGATGAGTCAGTACCTACTTGAACATTAGTTACAACACCACTTACTTCAATTGTTGGATTTACAACATCACGTAAAATATAAATATTTCTTACAATTTCAGGTGCAGAATTTGGAGGAGTTCTTCCATCCTTAGCATTATATTTAACTTTGTAATGACCTGCTTTTCCTTTTCCATTATTTATAATAACACCATTTGAAATGTCAGGTTGAATTCTCCAAAATCCAGGATAATATACACTATTTGTTAGATCTTCGCTTATTGCAACTTCTTGACTACCACCTGACATTTCAAATACAGTTATTACTAATGAAACATCGCCATCAACAATATCTACAGCATTACCACCTTGTTCTAAATAGTTAAATCCATTAATATATTTTGCATATGTTAAATTTGGATTAACTAAAGTAATTACTGGTGGTGTAGTATCTACAACTGTCACTGTTCTCGTGGTTGTTGCTTTATTACGACAAATATCTTCTGCTTGATAAACTAAAGTATAAGTTCCCGGTGTTGTAACATCAACACTTCCACTTATTGTTGTTACGGTTATAGAAGCAGATGAATCATAATTATCGCTTAATACCCAAGGAACAACATCTGTAGCTTCACTAAATACTGGTGTTAAACGTGCTTCTAAATCTGTTTTATTATCAGCAGCAATTGAAGGTGCTTGAGTATCTGTTAACATAAGTTTAAATTCACTACTTGCTAAATTTCCAACATTATCTGATGACTTATAATAATTTATTCAGTAATATTATAATTTAAAAAAAAATTACCAAAATTTTGTATTTCATATAATCCAGAAAGATAAATATTATTATAAAAATTAATATTAAAATAAAAACTAAACATTGATAAAATAATAGCTAAATAACTAATAATAATAGAATTTTTTTTCCCATATAAAACAGGGATAGTTAAAATATTTTCTTTTTTATCTTCATTTATATCTTTTAAATCTAATAAATTACTCGAACCAAACATACTTAATATACTTGATATGTATATAGCAGGATCATTTAATACATCATAATTAGAATCATGTAAAACACATGGTAGTAAAAATGTTCCACATGTCCAAAATATTCCAATATATAATGCTTTAAATTGTCCATATTTTTTTTTAAAATTTCTATATCCTATGGTAGATGTTAATAATATTATAAAAGGATAACTCTCTACATTATTAATTAATAAACTTAATATATATAAATAACTAGTCAACAGCAATAATAAATTAAAATTTATATTTTTTAATAAATATTCATAATAATTAGATTTTTCTAAATTATAAATAGTATTATTATTATTTTTAGAAGTATCGTAATCTAATGCATCTAAAAAACGATCAGTTCCATAAGTAAAAATTCCAATTGCAAATTGAAGTAATATTAAATCTTTATTTATTATATTTTTTCCATAATGAGAAGTAGTATAAATATATTGCAATAAATTTAATGGTATTCCTAAATTGCTACCAATAATAGGATTATATATTGTTAAATTATTACTATTTAACATAACTATATTATTTTTCACAAAAAAAGGTTTATTAATAATTTTAAAATTATTAATAAATGTCATTATTTATAATTATATTTTAATATTTAAATTCAAAATTTAATTTATAATATTTTTATTATTTATAAATGAACTTTAGTGTATATTATCCACATAAAACAAGCAATAAAAATAAAAACACCAATTTAGAATTTGAATCTTATAAAGATTTAATCATGTATTATTAAACTTCAATACGTAATGTCGCACTTACAACAGCTGTTTCATTTGCAGCTTTAGGATATTCTCGTTTCTATAGAGGAAAAAGTAAAATGTATACATCAGGAATGGTTTTTGTTTCTTTATTAATAATAGTTGCATCATTTATATTAAATTATCATTTATATAATAGTATTCAAAAATACAAAAAATTATCAAAAACTAAACAAATAAGTAATTGGGAAATAGTTAATATTTTATTCTTTATAGCGCATGGTTTTGCATTATGGTTTGTTTTTTATACTTTATATAGAGTTTCAAGTGGAAATACTTTTTAGAAATATAAATCTATAAATCATATAAATTAGCCCATAATCCTCCTATAAAGTCTATTTTATTTTCAAAATAAAACATACTATCTACATTAGTAAATTCTATATTTAAAAATTTGAAATATACATTATAATCATTAACTTCTATTATATTATTATGTATTAAAGTAGAATCATAAAATAATTTATCATAATAACCATTTGGGTAATATATTCTATCTGTATATTTAATCAAATTAGTACTTAATTTATTTAAATTAATAGTATTTATAATCCAATTATAATTAAAATCTAAACTAAATTTACTATTTTTTACATTTCCATTTAAATTTTCACTATCTTTATTAAATTTGGCATTTCCAGCTTTTTTAAATATATTTTCGGGATCTAAAGATAATAAATTTGATTCATAATCCATTATTAATGTTCCTTTATTATTATTACAATCTTTAACATATATATTTAATTCACATCTAGTAACAGGCTGTTGAGTAATAAAATCAAATAATGGACTAGTACAATTATATATATTTATACTCAAATAATAATCTTTTGAATCTTCATTTAATATTGAAGAAGGTGCCAAAGTCAACCCATTGTCTTTTTCAATTAAAAACTCGTTAATAGCATTAAATTGTTCAGAATTCAATTTATAGTTAATATATGTTGAAAATTTATTTACACTAAATGGTGCATTTAGTATATTTTTATTTACTGGATTATTCATTAAACTAGGCATTCCTGTTAAAAGAGTATTGTATACAAATTTTAAAAATATATTACTATTTACACCAAAAAACATTTTTACTCTTTTATATAAAACATTTTAATTATTTTAAATAATTATTTTAAATAATTAAAATATTTAATTATTTACACCTTTAAAAATTAAATTATTATAATAATTTTTCAATTTTTTCTTTTAAATCATCTATATTAGGTTTCGGCAAAGAATCATAATCAATAATTATTGGAAGACTTGAATTACAATAATTATACATATTTGGTTGTTCAGGAACAACATTCATTGGATATGGCCAATGGTTAGTTGTACGTAATTTTTCAAAATATTTTCTTCTTTGATTTCTTTGTTTTGCATTATTTTTTTCATCATTTTTTGGTAAATAACATAAATATTGTACTAATCTTTCTTCACAGCATAAAGAATCACCGCATGTATTTTGATGAAAAGTACGTGAATCCCAAATTACAAGATCACCTTCTTTAACATTTAAATAAATTTTATCTTCAGCTAATTTATTTACATAATTTTCATCTATTATATTCCAATCTTTTGGGTCATCTATTTCCATAGTAGTAAAATACTCTTCATGAAGTAAATGGCTGCCTTTATATAATAATAATGTACGTTCACTATTATTTGTTAAACTCAAAAATGATTGATAACAACAAACCCCTTTTTTTCTAGAAGATTGATCACTATGAGTCCAATAATGAGGGTTACCAACATAATTACACGGATAATAACAAGAACCATCAAAACTACATACAAGCTCTTCTGTATTCCATAATTGTTTAAAAATATTTAATATTTTTGGATTAGTTCTTGCTAACCAAGCAAATCTTTGATGGCCTACTTGGTGATGTTTAAATATTCCATTAAAATCTATTAAATTATGTAATTCTTCTAATTCAGGTACATTGGTATGCCATAAATTAAATTCATCCCAATATTCTTTTATTTCATGTTTATTATATACATTATTTATTATTGTATAACCGTCTTCTTTTAATTGTTTAATATTACTTGAAATGTCCATTGCTTATATTTATTTATATTAATAATATTTTATATTATTAATATAAAAATATAATAAATTATTATTATATATAATAATGAAAAATATATTTTTTATGATTTCTTGTGTTAGTGGATTTATTCTTAACACTCCTGTTAATATTTATAAAACAATTATTAATAATCAAGTTATTAAAACATATGAACCAATGATTTTAAATAAAGAACATATGAATGCATTAATATTTTATACAGGTGCAAATTCTTTAATACCAGCTGACATATATAGTAATTTTATACAAAGTCTTAATAATTATAATTTTTCAGTAAGTGTTGTTACAAATGATAATAGCGCAACAAAAGAATTTTTACATACTATTAAAAATAATTATAAAGAAGTAATTCCATTAAGTCATTCATCTGGATATGTAAATATAATAAATAGTATAAATAAAGAAAAAAATATAAATAAGGGAATATTTTTAGATCCAGTTGATAATAGTTTCTTAGTAAATTATAATTTTCCTTTTTCAAATAATAATAATCAATATAATTTAAATTATATTGAAAATATATTAATATTAAGAGCTGAAAAATCATATAAAGGATCAATTTTTCCAAAACTAGAAATACCATTTATTCCAGCATTTGCATTAAATAGTGAAAAATTAGAAAAGTCTAATCCTGATTTAATTATTAGTAAAATTAGTGCAGAAAATTATGGACATAGTGATATTCTAGATTCATTATGGGCTGATTTAATGCATACCACATTAAGTAAAGGGAATGAAAATAGAGATCAATCTAATTTAAATAGTTATATAGATTGGCTAGCACTACTAATATATGAATTTGTAAATAAAGAAAATATTACAAATAACAATTCAGAAATATTGACTTTAACTACCACATCAGATTATGAAGAATAAATTATTTTTTATTACTATAATAGAGTTAGCTATTAGTATTAGTATTAGTATTATTATTAGTATTAGTATTAGTATTAGTATTAGTATTATTATTAGTATTAGTATTAGTATTAGTATTATTATTATTATTAGTATTAGTATTAGTATTAGTATTATTATTATTATTATTAATTAAAATATAATAATAATACTCTATATATTGCATAATATTAAAGTTAATATATATTTACTCATTTGAATAATATATAACAATACCAATGCCTAATAATGCAATAACAATACCTATAAATGTTTTACTACTTATCTTTTGTTTAAATAAAAAATAACCAGCCAATAAACTTAATACAACATTTAAATTAATAATTAAATGACAATAACCTATATTAGGTGCTAATTTTAAAGCATTAGCAACTATATATGATCCAAATATTCTAAAACAGGCAGATATTAATAATAAAACTATAATAAAAAGGCCGGCATTTTTAAAAACATCTTTAAATTCTTTACTATTTTTTTGAGTTATTAAATATATAACACCTGCTACACCTACTAATATATATATAATTGCTAATAATATTTTAAAATCAAATTGTGTGTTTGTTAAATATTTTGTTAATATCAAACTAAAAGAAGTAATAAATAATTCACAAACAGATAAATATGCCCATAATAAATCCATTTATATATCTAAATATTTTAACATTAAGATAAAATAATTTCTATTATTTCATTTGGTAGTTTATAATAATCAAATAATTCAAATAACTTATTATAAATATTTAATAAATTTAAATAAGTATAAGGTTGATTGTATTTCATAATATATTGTGATTCCAAATATTCTAATAATACATTATCTATTTTTAAGGATACATTCCAATTATGGGTGCAAGTAATACTTGAACAACAAAAGCAACATGTATTAGATAATGCTAAAAAATGCGATTTATAACCATATTGCAATTTATAAAAGAAATCTAATATTTTAGTATCATATATTTTACTATTTTTTGAATTAATTAATAATAAATACTTATGATAACCTATATTATTATTATTATTATTATTATTATTAAATTGTTTAAATTTAGTTATAACATATGGCTTAAATGGGTAAGAATTTGGTATATGACATTCTAATAATGTTTTATTATTATTTTTATTTGTTATTTTAAGATTATAATATTCATTATTAACATTATTATCATCATTATTTATAATATAAACTTGAATATCTAATGTTCTAAAATATTTTTGTATATTTTCAGAATAATTTGAAAAATGTTTTTCACAATAAAAATCATCTATTTCTTTATTTACACGTTTTAAAGAAATGTGTCCCATTAAAACTATATTTTAAAAATTAATTATATATATATTGAATAAAAAATATATATAATTAAACAATTTTATTTATCATAATATTAAATTTTTACTTTAAATTTTTACTTTAAATTTTTACTTTAAATTTTTACTTTAAATTCAATATTAACTTGATTATTTTTTACACTACAAATACAACAATTAGAAATAGAAATATAACAATTGTTTTTTTCTTTAATAGTATTCATATAGTTTTGGATACCTTTACGCGATGGACAAGTTTTATTAAAATGATAAAATATATTCATAAATACTACATTCCAAAAACATAAAGGATAATTATTATATTTTTCAATATTAAAAGTAACCCCATCTTGTAAATATAATATATTATTTATAAATGGTTTAATAATTTGCTCTTGAACTAAATTATTCCATTCAAAAGATTGCTTACTAAGACCAATTAAATTTTCTTTAACATTTGGAGTAAATGTTTCTTCAATTTTAGGATAAATTTCATTTCTATATTTTCCTCGCACAGACCAACCTGGTGTAGTGTCTTTAAAATATGGAACTTGATAAAGTTGTGCAAATTCATAAACCGATTTTTTATAAAAATCTATCATTGGTCTTCCAATATTTACATTTTCAACTATTGACTCTTTTTTTATTACTGCAAGATCTAATATATAACGACCCCTACATACATTTGCAAAAATATTTTCTACAATGTCATCTTTATGATGACCCAATAAAATCATATTAATATTTTCTGTATTCATTATTGTTTTATAAAAGTCAAAACGTATTTTTTTTGTAATATATTCATAATCAGACCGTTTACTATTACTTCTTTTAATATATTCAATAACTTTAGTATATAGTTTAATTTTATTATAATTACACCAATAAGTAAGAAATTTTTGTTCTAATAGTGTTTCTAGCCGATTATTATAATTAATATGAACACCAATCACTTCATAACCTAAATAGTGAATAATACTTATTAATACCATAGAATCTACTCCACCAGAAAGTGAAACAAGAAATTTATTATTTTCACTATTTATACAAAAATCTTTTACAGTTTTAAATAGATTATTTTTTTCATTATAATCATATTCATTTATATGTCTATTATCTAGTGGAAGTAATTCTAATATACTTTGATAATCAGTAAAATGCATATTAGAATATAAAATAGTATCAATTAAATAATTAATCATTATGTAATATTTACTTTAAAATTGATTTTAATATATATTAAATTAAATTATTAAATCAATTTTAAAAATTATTTAATATATATTAAAATCAATTTTAAAATTTTATTATATATAAAAACTACAATATAAATAATTAAACAAAAATATAAAAGTACATAAAATAATATTATATATTAAGTATAATAATGTTTAAAAACTATTATGAAAAATTAGGATTACAAAATAATGCATCTGATGATGAAGTAAAAAAAGCATATAAAAAATTAGCAATTAAATACCATCCAGATAAACAAGCAAATAAATCAGATGAAGAAAAAGCTGAAGCCGAAAAAAATTTCAAAATAATAGCAGAAGCATATGAAATTTTAACAAATAAAGATAAATATAAACAAAATAATTTTAACAATATACATACTAGACAAGGATTTGTAGATCCTCATGATATCTTTAATCAAATATTTAGAGATATGAATATTGGAAATTTTCAAAATATTAATTCATCAAATAATCGCTCAAATATATCAATAGTTATGCCTGGAAATATTAGAAGTAATTGTGTAATGCGTTCATCATCGGTATCTATACAAAATGGTAAAAGAGTTGAAAGTATTCAAGAAACAGTTAATGGTGTTACTAGACAAAGAGTTATTGTAAGAGATCTTAATAATGGTCAAAATATTAGTTAATATATTATATAACAAATAAATAGTATATATTTTAAATTAAAGATAGTAATTAAAATATATCAATATTATATCAATAATATATGTTATATTATAAGTTAAGAAACTTATTATTATTATTATTTACATTACAAATTAATTCTTTTAGTACTAATAATTGTAATAATATAAAATTTGTAAATAATAAACAAAATAATATAATTATGAATTATGATATATGTCCTAGTTATTTAGAAAAATTTACAAAATTTTTACATGACAATCAAGGAGAAATTATTGTTAAACAAATTTCTGGAGTTTTTCCAAAAATGGATATAATATCGCATTTTGTATTACATACAAATGATGTATTAATTAATTATATATTAAATAACAATTATATAGATTTAGAAAATAAAAAAAAATTAGCGTTATTTTTAATAAAGATGACACAAATGGGTGATTCAACAGGATCACATATTTTACAAATATATCATGATTTAGTTAATTGTTTACTTTAAACTTGTATTGTTTATTTAAAATTGTTTAATTTTATAAAATAAAAATTATAATATTAAACAAAAATAATATATAAACTTATAATGTCACGCGACAACGTAATTGCGGTTGCAAAATATAAATATAAATATTATGTATTACCAAATCTAAATATGGAAAATCAATTTAATATAGATTATATTAAGCAAATGTTAGATTCAAAAAATTGCAAATTTACGCGTGACAGAGGAAAAGCATTAATTATTGGACATAATATTCAAAAAAAAATAAATACTGAATATGGTGTAAATGAAAAAAATATTTATTAAATTATTTATTAAGTGCTTTTTTGTGTCTTTGATTTACTT